GGCACTGGAAGACCTGTCTCGTCAAGAAGAGCAACGTAAGATCCTCTTCCTCCTGACAGATGCCGATGGTTACGATGTTGATCGCATGAAGAAAGTACAAACCCTTGCTAACAAGTTAAACATCAAGGTCATTGCAATTGGTATCGGCAACACCAAGGTTGCGAAATGCTTTGATGTGGCAGAGAATGTAAAGGATGTCAGCGGTCTTGCATCAACATCCTTTAACAAGTTGCTCAAGGAGTTGCGTTAACACAGGGGGGTGACTCCCTGTTTTTAAATTGGAGGTAAAAATGAAACACGATCCGAACCAGTTCTCTTCGCTTATCAATAGCATTGGCAATGCGTGTGACAACAAAAATTTAAAATTGGTTGTTGATGCATTAGCGGTATCAATTGCAAATGTTGGTATTTGTAATGGCATTCCATATGAAGAATTTTTGCAAGACGTTTTAGAGACCATCACTTCGGTTTATGTCATCAACGATTTAAACCAAGAAGCTGATGGAGAATCAATACATTAACCGTTTAAACAGGGGGCTTACATGAATAAAGTTTGTATGTTTTTAGAGCAAGAGTTGTATCCATTCAAGGTCGCACATAATATTCGTACGTTCGGTTACAAGTATGCGTACTGGATTCTTCGGCACAAAGGTGCGACACGCTACCAAGCGTTACGTGCCATTTTCTTCGCAATTTAAATAAAGGAATTTAATTATGACAACAATTCGTGTTTCAGTTTTAATCGATACAAAAAGTACAGTGGTTGATCTCGATAGCATTAGAGAGGATCTCTTAGAGGCAGTTGAAAAAATGGCTAGACATAGTCCTGATCATTTTTTGCTTAAAGAATTAGATCAAGACGATGATTCTGATTGGCAAGAGATTGATGAGCATGATGAAGTAATTACATTTATAAACGTTTAAACATGGGGGGCTTATGAAACATTTTGTTGACCGCCTGTTTGATATCGGCTTGTATGTCATGTTGTTTATTTTTGTTATTAATTTAATCTTGGGGGCTATATGAAAATAACAGTAATAGGTTCTAGTAATAGTGGTGGCATATTTGCTTTTGGGCTTTATGACACAGTAAAAAAAGCAGAAGAACGTATTGAAAATTTGGAAAAAAAACATCCAAGCATTCAATTCTTTTGGATCAAAATAAAGAAGTAACCACATGATCGAACGCAAACCACCAGTAGCAAAAGTTGTACGCAGAGAACACCAACGTGAGGGCTACAAGAAGTCTTCACGTTGGATGTTGTTTAAACAAATACTTGAACGTGAAATGAAAGCGAGAAAATATGAATCCTGATCGTTGGTTGCAAAGTTGTGCAGAAGATTACATAGACGAACAATGTGATCATGAGGAGGTATGGGCAGAGGAACGCTCTGTGTTATTGAAAGAGATTGGCGGTGGGATGGTCACACCTGATGAGTTTGAGATTTTTGAAAGACTCTTCGATGACCAATCCGATTTGCTAAAAGCACTCGCTCGGAATGATGACAAAGCAGTCCTTGCAATTCTTCGTAAGCGGTTCGATGAGGGTGTCGAATCAATTGTTGAATCTAGATTGGAGTATTAAATTGGATATACAAACCCAAATGCGTTTGAATCAAACTGTCCTCAACGTAATGGTAGTTGAGCATTTATTGAAAGAAGATAAGATTGGCAAGGTCAAGGCTTTAAAAGATTTAAACAAAGCCTTTGATGCCTTGGTTGAGATTCGGGATGCCAATCCTGATGAACCGATCCATGCCTATGTGGAGCGGGTGTTTGATCGTATCGCTGATCTGACCATGCATTAATAATTAACCCCCTTTGACTTCGGTCATCGGGGGTTTTTTTTCGTCCTCAGATTCACCACTTATGACGCACTCAGCGTTTAAACGGGCTCTGCCTGTTACCTGCAGTCTGGGGTTGGATTTTGTTTAAACTTAGAATGCCTCTTGCTCAAAGTACGTGCCTGTAACTTTGTCGTAACCCAAAGCCGTTTCCCCTTGAGTGCCTACCCACCGATAGCGACACTTCCACACTGCAATCTGTACGTCCTCTTTGGTGCGATGCACCGTAATACCGCAGTCTGCCTTTGCCCACCATGCCATAGATCCACTGATAGCCATGCCATCAGGACGTGGTAAATCCATCCCTGAGCGTGTTATCTTGCTTGGATGGGCTACGAACCATACATGAACCCCATAAGCCTTAGCGAACGCTTGGATGCGGGTCAACATTCCCGATATAAACTCTGTCTCTGCCTGACCGCCTCTGTTGTCGATGTAGTTGTAAGGATCGATCACAAGACCTCGGATTCCCATGCGAACCACCGCAACCTTTGCCCGCTCCAAGATAGATTCAATCGTGGCGGGTTCAACCCCTTCGGAATCCAAAAATAAGAAATGTTCTTCAACCCATTTAAACGCCTCGTCCTTCTCATCCTGAGTCATTCTCTTTGTACCGTCAAAGAACCGCTTTTCCTTGTAGATCTCCATCAGGCGGGAGATGTGGACTTCGGGCAAGTTCTCAAAGGAGCAGACCGCAAACTTCCAGTCGTGAGCCTTACCTAGGTTGACCATCATCTGATCCACAAAGTTGGACTTACCGCACGATGGGTATCCAGTCACAATGGTCAGTTGACCTTGAGCCACCGTATAAATTTCATCCACGTTGGTGTACCCAGTAGACAAGCCCTTCCCCGTGCCTTTACCCCATAGGTCGTTTAAACGGTCAGCAAACTTAGAAGCAGACGACAAACCCGCAACTGGATACGGCTCGGCATTGTCGATAATCTTTATGACCAGTTCTCTTCCCTCTGCAAGGAAAGCCTCGTTTAAGTCTTTGTACTTGAAATGGGAAATCCTACATTTATCCTTGCCAATCCTTCTCGCCAACTCTTCAGCTAAAGCCTGACCCGCAGAATCGGTGTCGGTCGCTATCGTGACGTACGGTACTTTATCAAGCACGTCAAACGCATTCCACACAAACGAAAACTTCTTATCCTCCGAGGCATCCACTTTCCCATCCGAGACTTTCATCGGTGCGCCATTCGGCACAGAAAGCACGTTGGTCAGACCGCATTCAAGCAAGGTCAAGGCATCGATCTCGCCCTCGACAATGATGACTGGCTTAGTCGGATCAATGCTATCAATCCCAAAAAAATCATTTGCACCACCCACGTCTTGCGTAAAATCCTTCGCCTCGATGCTCCGATACTTGGCAGAGATGTAAACACCGTTACGGAAATATGGGAAGCCAATGGCGTCAGACTTCTTGTTTAAACGCTGAAAGTATTTTTCGGCAGGGAACAACTGCATCTTCTCTGCCGTGTCAGCAGAAATCCCACGAGATTTTAAAAAATCAAAATGTTTGTTTTCTAGTTTTGTTGTATCTAAATTTCTAATGGGATGCACATTATTCTCCGTGTATGATTTTCTTTTAAATGGAACTGACCCGCTGATTTGACAGTGATGGCAGTAATAGACCAAAGCATCAGGCTTACGGTCTATGTTTAATTCTTTTAAGTAGGATTTTTTTCTGTCCTTGGAACAATTTGGACAGGAGACACGCAGATGATTATCTACGTGCAGTGAAGACACATACTCCGCTACTGCATTCATATTTAAGCCCCTCTAGATTTACTTCTTTGGTTTGTTTATTTTAACAGTGTGATTGCTATTCCGTGTAAAAGATCGATTTGATTTTGGTGATTTCAATTTCAAATTTTTACTTGCGTTAGTGCCTCCTTTTGAGAGTGGAACGACATGATCAATATCTTTTCCTTTTCTATCCACGCCACGCTTGTCCATGTCATACCTAGCCCTCGCCCTTGCGTTTCGAGATGGTTGTTCATCTCTAGACTTTTGTTGCGTGTATTCCTTTTTGTAAGGACGTGGTTTGGTAACGTATGGCATAAATGTTTTTCTATATATATATACTGTTTCTATACTGCCCTCTTGGAGGAGGGCAGACCTAGCCTAAACTGGTCTGCCTTCACAATCTCTGCCCACATTGGTATCGATTGACCCGAAAGACTTTGCGTGCAAGGGGTTCTTTCTTCGCCACCCCTGTCTGATGTCCAATGCACTAACCGTAGTATCAGCAATACCGTTTCGCCCCTACCGTTTTTCATCGTCAAACGAAACAGGAGTCAATCTTAAATTTATAAAAAATAAATTGCAAGGTATTTTGATGCAAGTACGTGTAAGCCCTAATGATGTGTTTAAACGAATGAATCATGCCTGGCTGTGAAAGCGCTTCGCCTGGCTGCCAAGCTCTTTACTGCCCGTTTAAACGCTCTAAGTACTTAATGCCGAAAAAAAGGGGGGAGTCTAATGCTCCCCCAAAGTTCACCTCACATGAACATCCATCCATTTTCTCTAAAATTGATGACAAAACAAGAGGAACGTTACTATTTGACAAACATTTTTTAAATGGTGTAATATATCCTTGACTTCGATTAAGCCCCCTAGTCATAGACCAGTAGGTCGGAAAGCCACTACTCTTCAAGCGATAGTGGCTTTTTTTATTGCCATAGCATCCTCTAAAACCTTTGCGTGGCGGTGCTTACAGGGTTTTGGGGTAGGTATAGGTTCAGGTATTGGTTTAGGTAAAGGATTAAGTGGCGAACTAAAGAGGTTTTACTTCAATCTCACACCTAGGGTTTACCCTATCTAACTCCCAGTATATGTGTTTTTCTTTGACCTGACGGTCATTCTTATAAGCCACTTCCTGTAGCAGATCTAGGATTAAACTCTCGTCCAAATCAGGTCTACGTGATGCGTACCAAATGCGAATGGTTACCGCCACATCACATTCAAAAAAAACTTCGCTGGGAGCAATAACACATTGCTGTTTAAACGCTTTGGCATAAGCCAACGCCTTCGCAGACTTTATAAACATTGGCTTTCCACGCACGTAGACCATTTTCCGTGAGTTAGCCTTACTGGCGGGTTCACCAAATATTTTTAAAAATAGTGTTTGCATTAATAATAAAGTTGTATTAGTATTTAGTCATAGGAGGGCTTAAATGAAGATCACAAACAAATTCAATGTACCTGAAACATTAGTCGCACTCGCCACTAGAGATTACTACACCAAGGGCAAGTCAGATTATTCCGTCACAGAAATCATCTCCCCGCCTCGCATACAGAGGCTCAGACGCAAGCATTTTGAAGAGATAGAGCAAGATGTGTCCGATATGCTTTGGATGCTCCTAGGCACTGCCTTGCACGTTGTAGCGGAACGTTCTGAGGTATTGGGTCATACCAACGAGGAACGTCTGTCAGCGGGCATCAACGGCATCATTCTGTCGGGGGCGATTGACCTCCAAAAGGACGATGAAGACGGTGTCACCATCACAGACTACAAGTTCACATCGGCATGGGCATTAATGAACGACAAGCCCGAATGGGAACAACAACAGAACATCTATAAGTACTTGGTCGAGCGGGTCAAGAAAAAGCCTGTCAAGGGTTTGAAGATCTGTGCCTTGATCCGAGACTGGTCTAGGCGGGATGCTCAGAACAAGCCTGACTACCCCCAAGCACCCATTCAAGTCATTGACATCCCAATGTGGACATTTGATCGCACCGAGGCTTTTATTAAAGAGCGAGTCGAGATGCATCGTGATTCCAAGGTGAGTGCTGATTGGGGCGATGAGTTGCCTCTATGTAGTGACGAAGAACGTTGGCTTAGACCAACCACGTATGCGGTAAAGAAAGATGGTCGCAAGACTGCAATTCGTGTCTTTGACACACAAGACGAGGCAGATGCCTTGTTAAAAGAAATGCCTGAGAAAGACAAAGGCTTTATAGAGATCCGCAAGGGTGAGGCAGTACGTTGTACAGGAAACTTCTGCGGAGTATCGCAGTGGTGCAATCAGTATCAAAATGAACTTAAAGGAGAGCAAAAATGCTAACATTTTTACAAAGAAAAAAGTTGATGGCTGGTGCAAACACACCTTATCTAGATCAAGTTATTGATGAATTAAAACGTGAGAATCCAAATGCGTTTTTGATGAACGTAAACGATTTAAAGAATCGAGTGTTTTATATCATGCCTCAAAATTTGCATCTTGATAAGTACAAAAGATTTATCAAATATTCACAATAAAGAAAGGTAATTTAAATGACGGTATATAAAAAGCTACAAAAAGCTAGAGTGTTATTAAACGCATCTAGCATCAAAAAGTCAGGCAAGAATAAATTTGCGGGATATGACTATTTTGAATTAGGCGACTTCCTTCCTACAGTCAACGAGATTTTTGATAGCGTTGGATTGTGCGGAGTGGTTAACTTTGGTGAGCAAGCAACACTCACAGTCTATGACACCGATGGCGATGGGCAAGTAACATTTTCTAGCCCGCTAGTCTTTGCGGAGAACGCTAAAGGTCAGGCAATACAGTCCTTGGGCAGTACTCACACCTATTTTCGTAGATACCTTTGGCTACTGGCGCTTGAGCTAACAGAGCATGACTCCATTGATTCTTTGCCACAGGAAGATAAACCAAAACCAATTGCAGTAGAAGTAAAACCAGTAGTTAAGCCCCAAGAGCCTGAGCAAAACTTAGAAGTCCTTGCTGACGTACTCATTCAGTTTGGTGATACGTGCCAAGACCTCAAAGAACTCAGTAGTTTTTGGAAAAAGAATCAGGCGGGTATCGATCAGATGAAGATCAACAATCCTGAGTTGTTTAAACAAGTACAGTCTGCGTTTGCACAGTACAAATCTAAATTTAAGGAGTAATACATGGCTTACGATAAACCATTTGAAAATAAACCAAACTTTGGATCATTGTTTGCAACAAAAACAAAGACCAATCCCGCACAATCTGATTACTGGGGTGATATAAAAATTGACCTAAGTACAGTTGATACTACAAATGGTATTGCAACAGTTAAGTTATCAGGATGGAAAAAGAAAAGCGAAAAAGGCACTACTTATCTTTCGCTTTCAGTAAATAACTGGAATCCTGATAGCAAAAACCCACAACCTAAAAAACAGGAGGTTCAAGATGACGACATCGAATTCTAAAAAACGTGGCAGACCACTAGGCTCTAAAAACAAGAAGTTAGTAACCAGAAATGTTAAGACGTTTAAACTGCGTGACATAGAGGGTCGAGCATTAAGCAAGATTGTTGAGTTGGAAAAGATTCGTCAAAACTTACACGGTGTAATCGACAACCTTGAGCATCAAGCCGTTCAGTACAAAGCCGTCATCAGTTACCTTGAGAACAAGTTGGAGATCAAATGAACGCTCTTCAGTTTGAGGCAGTGAAAGTTGCTCTTAAACAAGATCGCACTGGGTTTGTTTTAACACTCAGTATCCATCCCGATGAGGCTCCCGATGAATTATTGCGGGACTTTGTCGGTGCAAGATACGGTGTTGCAATGGTGCGTATTCAAGACAACGAGACCGCCACGCATTATGACAATCGGCTGAAGAAGGCTGGAATGCTAGGTCGTAGTACCAAGTTCCACCTATGGTTGAAAAAAGAAAATAATTTAACCATTGATGGAGAGGCTGATGCCGTTGAGGCAATTCATAGAATCTGTAACATTCATTCTCGTACCGAACTCAATGGCAACAAAGATGCTCAAAAATTATTTGACGAAATGGTAGAAGACTATGAACACTGGAGCGATAAAGATGAGCCGTTTTAAAACCGTTGTTCCTTTAATGGTTTACCTTGAACCCGCAGAGCGAGAGCGAGTCAAAACATTTGCAAAGACAGAGGGCATGAACGTTAGTCGGCTTTCAAGAGAGGCTTTTCAAATGCGAATGTCAGACTCAAGCGATTTGTTTAAATCTGGTTTTGATGCGGGTTTAAACGAGGCAATGAAGATTGTTAATAATTGCCAAGGTGCTTCTATGATGTTCCCATCAGGCAAGTCGTTTGCAAGATTGGTCTGTGATGATATTGAAAAATATCTGAAAGATAAAAAATGACCGATCAAGATAAGGAGTATCTGCGAGACTTGTTTGCGGGATTTGCTTTAATTGGTTTATTGATTCGTGGCAACACTAAGTTAGAGCCGTTGGCAAGTAGTGCATATGCTTTCGCTGACGATATGCTTGAGGCACGTAAACCAAGCGAAGAGGGAATCGTTGCCATCAAGAGAAAAGTCAAAGCAAAATGAACCTGATTAAGTTTGGTGACTGTCGAACCATCATGGATCAATGGATTGCTGAGGGGGTAAAGGTGCAGACGTGTGTCACCTCGCCCCCTTACTTTGGTCTACGAGATTACGGCAACAGTGAACAAATTGGACTTGAGCAAACGGTAGACGAATATGTGGCGGCTATCGTTGGGGTGTTTAAACGGGTTAAGGATCTGCTGTCGGATGACGGGACGCTGTGGCTAAATCTTGGGGATAGTTACTATAACTATCGGGGTGGGAAGGGACAGGCATTGGTTAAACAAACTGTCTCTAACAACCTTCAAGACTTACCGCAAGTCTGTGCTAGGCGGGGAAACAAGCAAGAAGGGCTGAAGGAAAAAGACCTCATAGGAATCCCTTGGCGGGTCGCCTTTGCTTTGCAAGCTGACGGTTGGTATCTACGTCAGGACATCATTTGGAACAAGCCTAACCCCATGCCTGAGTCGGTCAAAGATAGATGCACGAAGAGCCACGAATACATCTTTTTGCTAACCAAGAATCCAAACTATTACTTTGACAACGAGGCAATCAAAGAGCCTGTTAAGGGAGACTGGGGTACAAGGGACAGGACAGATGGCAAGTACCATAACGAGGGTACAGGACTTAGCCCTCACTCAGGGCTAGAGAAGTCCTACGACATGGCTAACAAGCGGTCTGTATGGACTGTTACTACCAAACCTTTTCATGGCGCACACTTTGCCACCTTCCCAACGGATTTGATTGAACCTTGCATCCTTGCGGGCAGTCGCCCCACCGACATTGTGTTTGATCCATTCATGGGTTCTGGAACTGCGGCAGCCGTAGCTCAACGTTTAAACAGGCAGTACTTGGGCTGCGAGCTGAACACGGAATATAAGAAGTTACAAGATGCACGTCTTTCGCAACAATCATTGGAGTTGATTTAAAAATGGCTAGAGTTGATTTGACAGTGCATGAAATGTTGATATGTCAAACCTTGGGTGTTTTAAGAAGAAGTTCTGCAATGGGAAACGTTAAAGATGAGCAGATGGGAGACCAAAGCCCTTGGAATATTGATGTTGATGGGGTTATTGGGGAGATGTGCGTAGCTAAACACTTTAATGTTTTTCCAGACATGAGCGTTGGAATAAGAAAAGGCGGAGCAGATTTAATTATTAAAAACAAATCAATTGACGTAAAAACAACAAGAATAAAGAGTGGAAGATTGTTGTCTACTTTAAAAAAGATAGAAGATCCATGCGATATTTATATGTTAGTAATAGTTGATGACAAGGGCGGTGATATTGTTGGATGGATTGGAAAAGAAAAGTTATTTTTACCCGAAAACATTGCTGACTTAGGTCATGGGAAAGGGTATGTTTTAAAACAAGAGCAATTGAATAAAATTACTAGGAGAAATAATGTTAAAGACAACACGAATTCGTAAGTCTATGGATGGGATGGTAGCTATGACTAATAGTTGTTTTCCTGTTGGACCAAAAAGTTCTACAAAAAAAGCGTGGATTGTTGACAAAGAACTTTACCTTGGTCACATTGGCGATATAGAAAGAGTAGTAACCCCAGTTTATATATCCACCGATGTGCATAAAACTACGTACCTAATGGATGCCATCACAGGGACTTTGTACCGTCCAAAAGATGGCAAATGCATGACATCTGACAGGTTAGTTTTAAATAAGTATGAGAAGGCAGAAGACCTTGACAAACGTTTAATGAAAACTAAGAGTGAACATTTTGCGGAGAGTGATTAATGAAAGCAACACCATACAACAACGGCAAGATAAAGATTGGCAACGAAGTGTATCTCAACAAGTTGGTAAACCCACCATATGTAGAGCGTGACGACGACATGCTAGAGTTGCAGAGTTATCTGATTCAAGACCCACGCATACTCAACAAAGAGTATTGGTTCAAGCGTATCTACATTGCGTTTCTTCTGTTCGTGTTGACCATTATCTTGATGGCGCATTGATCATGTACATGATCTACGACGAGAACAAAGAACTCATGCGCACAGTTGCTAGGCAAGAAGAAGCACAACAGATTGTGCAACAGCGTGATGGTTGGACATTCAAGTGCGTGCGTGTGCCAGTAATAAAACCTGATATATCACAACTAGGGGAGGCACCATTTTGATAGTAACGATACTTAACATGTTCGCCCTGTTTGTCGCTACCTGTGCGGTGCTGATATTTATGGTGGTGTTTAGCTTCTTCTTGTTCATTATGTATGCCTGTGTACACATTGGCTGGAAAGAGGTCAAAGGAATTTCATTGTCCGAGTTATGGAATAGGATTCAGAAATGAATGAACCAGTAGCGTGGATTTCACGAGATGTTTTGGATGCAGACCATATTATTAAAGCCGTAGTGCGTAGAGAACAGGATGAGCAACATACTATTCCACTCTATACCCATCCAGTAAAAGAACTAACAGATGAGGAAATAATTGCAGTAGGTAATGCAGTTGTAAACCATATTGATTCTAATGAAGGCTGGATTGAATTTGCTAGAGCAATACTAAGAAAGGCACAAGAATGAAGTACAAGGCATTTGACCAACGCTTTCACGATGAGTGCGATCCACCCGCCCGTGAAGCGGTCGCTAGGTGGCTTAAAAACCTTTGGTATATAGAGGCTACCCCGAACCCTGATAAGTACGCTGTAGACCTCGTATTAAGCCGTAAGGGTGAGAATATCGGGTACGCTGAGGTAGAGGTCAGGGATTGGGAGTTTTGCCCGTTTGACACGATCCACATAGCCCAGCGCAAGGATAAGTTATTTAACCACCCTAGAACGACTATGTATGTGGTTAATAAGCCATTAACCCACGCCTACTGGATTAGGGCCAATAAGATTAAGGATTGCCCGTTGATAGAAGTACCGAACAGGGCGGTAGCCCGTGACGAATACTTCTACGATGTACCCAAGGACTTGTGGAAGATCGTAGACCTACGAGAACTGTTTTAGGCGTAGGGTCTAGTACCAGCTTTATCAATAATCAGTGCTTGTCTGCGAGGAGCAGTGCCAGCAATATTAGGAATACTAATATGTGTCCAACGGTCAAATTCTCGAATAATTTGGTCATATCCAATCCCCGATGCGATCACCGCCTTAACGACTTCATCGGGGGTCATGCTCGGTACTCGAATATCTGCGGCACATCCAATCCGATGCTGGCTAGTGTCCTTTGATCCTACAGCGTCATTGACTTCTTTGCAACGAAAGGCCGAATTGACCATGATTGGCTTGCCACCTAAGACAGACTTAACTTCCTCAAGAAATGATGCTAGGCGCACAAGGTTAGCCATCTCTGAGGCATTGGGCGTATTGTCAAACTGCCGGTGGTCTGTGTGGGTCAGTTCGTCTAGGGTGAAATGAGGTGATAAGTGCATGGTTATTCTCCACAGTAAGCGTTTCTTCTAATCCATTCTTTTCTAGCATTGCAATTTGAACATAAAATTTGATAACAATTTGGAAAATTATTTTTAATCATACTGCTGTAAAGTTGATTTCCAGTAATCCTTCTTCCAGCTTTATCAGTATGATCTTTTCCGTTATCAAAAATATGATCTACATTTAACACTATTGGGTCAGATTCTCCACATTTATTACATTTGCCACCGTAAGCATTTATTACTTTAATTTTATTGTGCCAGCGTAATTTTTGATGTTTTAAGTTAATTTCATTAAATGTTTTTGGACTAATCCAATGTGGCTTACCTTTTTGGTTATAACCATTTAAAACATAACCATCTTCTCTAATTAATCCACGCTTTAATTTCATTACAACATTTTACATGAATTTTATTCAAATTCATTTTTTCATCATCTCCTGTATCTCTTTGTTCTTGTCTTTAGACCCTTGACTAGACCCAAAATAGAACGATAAGACTTGTCCTGCGCTACTGGTAATAAATCCTAGGGCAAAAATTACCATCTGTTGTTGGTCTACGGGTACATCTCGAAACATTAGGATAGCAATAAAGCTAAAGGCTAGGGTGACTGTTCCTAGGGCTAGGATAGGTACGACCGCTTTATCAAGCTTTGTAGCGTGTTCTGAGGTCGCTACAGCAGAATATGCTTTACGGGCAGAATCACGGTCTTGGGCTTCTAATTTAGCGTACTCAAGGTCAAGTTCCTT